TCGTAAATACTCTCATACTGACCTCCTATATCCCGTCCGCGTAGCGGATAGGTTGGAAATATATTACCTGAACCTGACCAACATTTCCGACATACAAACTGTCATAGCTTGCAGTAGTGACATTTGGCTGAGTCATAACACGGGATATTGGAACAGGCACAGGCATATTGATAAAACGTTTATCATTCACATAAGCCACCATCCGGTTAGTACCGCCAGTCCCAGCACCAATGCAGAATCGGCATTCACCAATAAACAAGTTGACGCCTTTTTCTTTCGCAATGTTGTTTTCCAGTAAGAAAGTCAGGATAGTTTTATCAGCTTGCCCCGAAACCTTGGTACTAGCAATATACGCGTAGTTGGCCGGGTCAATCAGGATATGATTAGGTACCGCAGATTGATCATATTGCGCTGCAGCCCATGCCGCTACAATAATTTGGTTTACATCGCTCAATATTTCATCTGGCGTCTTGTTTTTCCACAAAGTAGACGTTCCCGCGGCGTTTTGATCAACAGAACCAACCGTGACATTAGGATGATTAATTAGTCCCGGTGTTTTGTATGCTTCCTGCCCTTGGTAAGTGTTGATATCCAGGTATTTGTCCCAATCTAGCCGAATGCCCTTATCGTAAATTTGCTCCAGGCTCCGGCCTGTAACTTGTCCGCGCTCCAGATCAACAAACTTAATTTTCATGCCGACTTCGTAGGGGAAAACTTTGAACAAGTCTTTATCCATGTTGGCTTGAATCAAACGCACGCTATTCTGTACGCCGCCTACTGCATCAGCTTGGCCGCCGGTCACAGCATAGTCAACATTGACTACAGACGTGGTTTCTACCCACCCGCCACCGCTTTCAATCGGAATGTCACGCGGGTAGGTAAAGGAAGTCAAAGGTTCACGTAATGTCTGGTCCAGTTTTTCCAGTTCGCTTACTAAAAATGCATTACCGCCCGAAATGGCAGCGGCGTCCATGGTCATCGGACGCGCTCCAAACCCGCGAGGAATGCCGGTAATGCCGTCAAGTGTGTACGTTTTCATGTATTCAGTTCCTCCTTATACACCCTGCCGGGTTAAGATTGTAAGTTCTGCCACACCGTTGGCATCTTTAAGCGTAGACCATTTGGCATTTGTAATTTGCACCGTATTAGCGCCATCAGCTGCAGCTTCAAAACCGCCTACAACACCCGCAGGGATGCTCGCGTTAGCTGCAACGCGAATGTACACGGGACCGCCGATGGTCGGTGTGCCTACGTTTACATTTACTGTTACACCGCCGCGCTCCAATACATCCGTGGGCTCAAGGCTGGTATAATAAGCGCTCTGAGACAGGTACTGGGTAGCGCCTTTAACTCGACGCATGGCAACTCCAGCAAATTGGGCTGCTGTATGACTGTCGCCGAACTTTTCAAAAGTTCCGTCTGTGTTTAGAACAACAGGATCGCCGAAATACAGATCGGCAGAACCTTCTTTCAGTGGACGAGTCCGGCTAATTTCATCCCCCAAGCGGGAGATGGTTCCGGGATATCCGTGATTAAATGTGATTCCAATTGCTTTACCTGGCATATTATTTTCCCTCCCTCATGTGCGGATTGCGTTTGGCACAATTTTTGCCAAAATCCTCTTGATTTGCAGCTGCTTTAGCATCGGCCGCCTGCTTGCGTTTCAGAATTTCAGTATAGGCATCCTGGGTAGGAGCAGGCTTTTGCATGGCAGCTCTAAGCTCTTTTGTGAGCGCGTCGCTGGCTTTTTTACGCTCAGCAGGGGGGAGATTAGCGATAATTGGTTTTACAGCCTTAATGGTTGCCAGTATCGCTGCTTTATCCATCACCTTGGCGTCAGCTGCTTTGGTTCCTTCCTCGGCTACTTCCTCAGCAGGAATGGTCACACTTTCCTCTTGCCCCTCATCGGTAGTAGAAGCTGGGTTGTCGCCGGATACTTCCTCTTCCAGCTCGCTAAGCGCGTCTTTTACTTCCGGCGTAGCCTTCCCAGCTTTCAGTTCTGCTACATCGGCTTGTAGGGCTTCAATTGCAGCCAAAATTTTTGCATTTAATTGTTCCTCTGTTTTTAATTCTTCATCCTGGGCAGCCGGCGTTTCTTTCTGACCGCCGAGGATTTCATGAGCAGCCGCTACCTCTTCCGGCTCGGCATCATTGGAGAACACTTTTAAAATTCTCCCGATAAGCGTATTTCTGTCTAATTTGGGCATCTTTTTTCCTCCTTTTGGTTTAGAATCCTTTATCGCAATACGGTTTCCAGCGCGGCCTTTCTCGACTACCGCAACATGATTTCCGCGTATCGCCTGTTGCTCATAGCGACCATTTACTTGCACATAATCGCATTCATAGCCGCAAGATACTTCCCGCTTGCCGGACTCAATTTCAGCAATAAGCGTAGGGGCCGTAATAATTAAATCCGCCAGCAATGTATCCGACAATTCCCCGGATCCGCGACGGACATTTTGGGCATGTCCTTTACCGTAGGCAGCTATATTATCCGGCCTGACATCTTGGGAAGGATGATTATCTGTAACCGGCTTGCCTTCAAAGCTGGCAATAGTTGCCGGTGAAAACACTTCTTCTTCAGACCGGTAAACCTTGATCAGACCTTCACCCTGTAGGCCAATTTCTCGCGGCAAGTATTCCTGCCAACCGGTCCGGGCAATAGGCACGTTGTGACAGATTAAAAAGCCTTCTGGGGTTTTGGTCATGTTGGGACTAAACCTTGTCCCGTAAAATGCAAGCAAATGCATCGCCTCCTTTCAGGCATAAAAATAACCGCTTAATCAGCGGTCAGGTTATCAGCAAGTTCAGTTATAGCTTCTTTGATAGTATCTCCACAGCCTACAGCACCAACTTGTGGATCGACACTCGTATGAGCTACCCAGGCATCACCGTCTTTAGTAAGCCGTATTGTGTACTCATCTTGCATAACTACACCACCTTTCTAAACTGCTCTTTGCTCATTCTTACAATCTTGCCGCCGTAATGAACCTTATGCGGCCAAGATATATCCATGACGTCAATTAACGGTTCGGGGTAACACCGGCAGTTATATATTTCGCCAGCATTGTAAGCGCCAACATTCTTTTCTCCTGCCAGCAGTTCAGGAGAAGGAGGAGTGTCAAAGCGGCACAAGACACCTTCCATATGCTCATGACTGCTTCGCACTCGGGCATCCTGGCTCGTACGCCAAACATACCAGGCTATGCCTAACCGGTCTGCCCTAGCCTGAATTAATGCCGTATGGGACTTTGACGCCTCTGTGCGGGCGATTACTGCAGCCTTGCTGGCCGTCATCTTCGGGAACTTGGCAATCAGCTCCTGCGCAATCTGCTCATGGCGCTTGCCTTTGAGCGTTTCGGCTTGGATGTAGTGCGTTGCCTGAGCAGCAAGGTCAAATGGCATACTGCGTATGATTCCAGCGTTGCGGTCAATCAAGGCATACACGGTATTGCCGATAGGGCCCTGCATCTCATTACGCAAAGCCTCATAAATCAATCGACCTTTTGAGCCTCCTTTTGCTGCTTGCCGCCAAGTCTTTGCCGTATCGTAAAAGGTCTGAGTTACCATCTTCTTAGCAGCGGCCATCGCAAAATCTTCAAAGCTACCGGTATTGGCTAAGCGTTCCAAACGACGTATTAGATCCCAAGGATTCATTAAATCGGACTCACTGATAATTTGCCATGCTCGTTCAATTAGCCGGCGCAAGGCGCGGTCATAATCAGATTCAATGCGGCGCTGGGCTTGCCAGCCTTCGGGTTTCATTGACTACCTCCTAAAAAAGGGCATAAAGAAACCGCCCTTACTAGGACGGTTTAACGCCGGTGTTATTTCGGATATCCAATCGTTAGCCAAGATACGGGACAATTCTTGCACATTTTTTCCGCAAGCTCCCAATTAGTAAATTCAGGGACAAAAGTTTTAGCAGCAACACGATCTACTACCGCTTTGATGTCGCAACAAAACGAATCAGGAATCGGCCTTTTTAGCATTGGGCAATCAATCATAATATCAGGGACAGTCCTTATTTCTTTTTCAGCCATGATTCAATCACCTCGACTTTTTGTCGCATTTCCGGGTCGTAGTTCGCCTTTGGAATAACCGATACCAATCTGCCAGACTCTAAAACATAGCTGCATCCATCTTTGGCTACGTAATTAAACTTATCTGGAGATTGTTGAATCATAACCATAGCAGTATCAACATAGTGCTGAGCATCTGCTAAGGTTATGCCTCTCTGTTTTAACCTTTCTTCAGCATGCCTGCTTGCTGCTTTGATTTTTACCGGCTTCGGTTCCATAACACACTCAGAAGGGTTAAGAAGCTGTTTCTCTTTTAATTCATGCTCTATTCCTGAATATATTATACTACTTTCACTGCATTCATTACTATCATTTTTCGAACTATTACCTTTACTGCCCCCACTGAATTTTCCATCTTTATCCCTCGGGTGATCTTCTTCCTTGAAGTCCGCATCAGTTGTCAACGGCTGGTCATGCAAGCCCAGGTCGTTTAAATCCGGTAGCATTTCGCATTGTTGTGTAGCATCGTCGGCCTTTTCAATATCATCATCGGTAATATTGGTCCACATACCAGTATCATCAGACATTTGTCGCAATTCCTTAAGTGCAATTTTTTGGCTGATTAGGCCACTTTCATACACACCCTGTACTGCAGTAGTCCGCGTGCTAGCCAGGTCAGTGCTTTCCTTTGCCCTTGGCTTGCGTACGTTATTGAATTGATAATCCAGGTCATCTGGAATTGCACCAAACTCGGACATAAACAGTATAGGCAGCAACCGATCCAGTGAGGGACGTAAATAGGATTCCTGTTTTTCCTCTATGCCATCGTCATAGTTTTGCATGTCTGATTCCCCGGTGGCATTCATTCCGGCAGGACTCCGGCCAAACAGCTTAGTAACAGGCATTTCAGCCGCGCCGGCCAGATCCATCATAAAGTTTTCATATACCTTGTCTAAACCGGAAAAAGCATACTGGAAGGTCTGGAATTCGTCACTGCTGCCTAACAGCTGCGTGCCGGTGTTTGACATTAACCAGTTCTGCGCCTGAATGACATTGTATATATCCTGAATTGCCTGCTCGTCCAGTGTAGTGAATATCTGCTCCAAGTCTTTCATCTTCATGACACGCAGATTTGCATTAAACACCAGACTAGCAATATTCCAGCTGGTATTATCACGTTTTCGCAGTTCATCGAAAACATGCTCAACTTCTGACGCTCCCCAGTACATTTCCTGCTGCTTTTCCCAGTATGGCAGATCCCGGCCGGTAAACCGAACAATGCGACTGTGGTGTACTTCTACACCGCGGTTAATTGTTTCAGAAGATATGATATACCGGTCAGGCAACCCTATGTCAGGGTCATTCAGATCCGTAACCAATTCAGTAGAAAGCGGAGTAATCCCGGACCAGCGGTCTAACACTAATAAGCCTTTAAATGTGCCAGGCATAACCGTATCCAAGTCAAGCGGCTCATGCAGCATGTCTCCCTGACCCTCAAGAAGGATTACACCAGCAGCGCCACCATACAGCCGGCCCCAGCGCAAACCCTCCAGCAGGCGCGCCTTTAGCTGTGTCTTACGTACCAAATTGTCAAACCGTTTTAATGCATCTGGCGGCATCTGACTTGTTATCTTAATCCAGTTCTTCAGCATGTCGCCGGGAACAACATCAATAATGCGGCGGATAATCCAATGTGAGCGGTACAGGCTAGTAAGTAATTGCCAGTTCTGCGTCAGCCGAGTAAGCGGGTATTCCGTGGCTTCAAGGAGGTTAGGAGTACCAAAACCCAGCCGCGCTGCCTGATTACGGTATGCATCTTTTGTTTTTACCGCGTCCATAGTGCGGCGGGTGTTTTTTCGTTTTCTGCTCATGCAGCTAACCTCCTAAGATACTTCAACTTCCGATAACATTTTTTTACCGGAAGTTGAAAATGTAACGTTTATGCGGGTTTATAGGTTCTTTAGTGAAATAATTCTGGCAAAATCATGAAATGTCCACTATGGGCAATATCTTTTGCCAAACTTTTATATTATTTTCATGCTGCTAACCGCCTGGATGTGATAATCGTTTTTACGATATAGCGGGCAGCGTCCGGCGCATGGTCGTCGATTTTAACCGGTTTTTCCTTGCCAGTTTTCTCAATGGCCTTTTCATCCCAAACATAAGACAATAGCTGTTTAACAAGCACTGGGCATTTCTCCTTGTGTATCCGCATTTTGCGCTGCACCATCATGGACGACACCATGCGGATACCGTCAATCACTTCATGATCGGCATTAATGATTTCCTCAGTTTCCCGTACCCGAAGACTACGACGCTTTAATTCAGCCTTAAAACTGGCGGCGCTGGGGTCAATAATTAAAAAAGATGGCGCGATGCCGTGTAAACCAATAAAGGTTTCCATATCGTCAGCGTATTGGCCGTCAGTTTTCT